ATTTGTTTTACTGCTTCTGGATCTTGTTTAGCGAGTATTTGCATAGTTTTATTTATATCATTTACATTACTCATAGTAGGATTAAAAACAAAATTTTCTATTGTTCCTTGTTTAATATTTTGCTTTAACAAGCCATCTAAATTTCTTGTCGTTACATTAACCAATGTGTTAGATAGTTCTTCAAAAACTTGATTAGCTTTTTTATAACTTGGATTAGTATTTAAGGTATCTACTAATACATCTAAAGCACCAGTATTATCGTCATTGAACAAAATATTTCGCAAGTTAGAATTTATAAACTGTGAATCAGTTGCTATATTTTTACTAGAAGCCTTACTTGCATCTCTATATGTTTTAAATACTGTATCTAATTGATTTATGTTGGTAACTGGTATTTCAACATCATCTACTTCTCTTACAAGTTCACTTCTTATTTGTTTTAATTTTCTATAATTTGCGCTATTAGGCGCTATTGGCGTGTTAGGGCCATCTAATAAATCATCAATATTATCAATGATATTTTGTGCTTGTGTTGTAGTTATTGTTTCATTGTTAGCAACTTTATAACCTGCTTCGTGTGCTTGTATTCTTCTGCTAGTTTTTGCTGATTTGACTGATTTTTCAGCAGTATCACTTATTAAATCTATAACCTCTCTCTGACTTTCAGGAACATCGGCTATTTCATCTGCTAAATCTGTAGCTAATTTTTGTGCTGCTACAGGTCTGTCTTTTATAACGTCATATATTAATGGTGCGCCTTGATCTGACTGGTACACATCTTCAGTAAGTTGTTTTACAAATTTATTATCTACTGTTTCTCCAGGCAAAAGTTTTATATTTTGATTTGCCGCAGTTGCTTCTAAATTTATTGCATCATCAATTTGTTTTGGAGTAACTGTTGATGTTGCGTTTTCAGCTAATCTTGCAGCCTTGCTAGGCCCTAAAAGATATGCAGCTGCGATTTGAGCAGGCAAAGCAATTCCAAGACCTAATCCTGGACTACCTGTTAATTGTTCTATTGTTTCGTAAGTTGCACCACCACCTGCGCCTAAACCAAGTCCAAACTTTCTTGCTGTTTTTGTTTTCCCCAAAATACCAGGCGCAGCAAATTCTGGGATGCTTTGCAAATAACCACCTACAGCAGTTTTAGGTTGATAAGTTTCTGCATTTTGTAGAGCCGGAATTAAATTAATAGCTTCGTTTCTAAGTTCTTGAGATGTTGGAAACACTTGAGCAGATGATTTTGGAATTGAAGAATCAAAGTATGAGCCTATTGGTCTTGTCATAAATTCTGGTAAAAATTGGTTTCCTAATTGTTCTATATCTCCAAGAAAACCTGGAATATAAGAAGTACCTTTAAAAAGACCAGAGCCAGAACTCATAGCATAATCTTTTAATTGTTCTTTTGTGCTAAGAGGTTTTTCTGCTTTTGTTGTTGTTTTATTTTTTTCTTCTACAAGAGCTTCAGCTAAAATTTTTGCGTTATCTGTATCGCCTGCCTGGTGTGCTTGTATTAAAGCAGCTTCTAATTGTTCTACTCTTGTTGTCATTGTTAAAGAACTGTTCTGTTTAAATAAAAATCTATTAAAGCATCGGCATCTTGACTTTGTTTTGAGGGTGCATTTTGTATAAGAGGATTAACAAACATTTGCATTTCCGGAAGTTTGTTAAATTCAGACATAAATTTTTCATCATCAGAATATCTAGATTTTGCTAAATTTAAATCAAAAGCCAATTCTTCTGAAAGTCTGTTAGATACATCTTCTAAAACTGCTATTTTACCTTGAACACCAACTCCACCACTTACTATTAGTAAAGCGTTTTCATAATCTTTATCAGAAAGTCCTCTGCCAGTTTGTCCTCTAGCCGCTGCAAATAAGTACGCTAAATCTCTAACTCTGCTTTCTGTAACACCAGTAGCAATAGATACTTGTTTTATTTTGTTAGAATAATCTCTACCACTTATTGAAAGACCTTTTTGAACGTCTTGAGCTGCCTGATTATCTGCATTTTCTCTACCAAAATCTCCAAGTGCTAATAAGTTTGTATAAATACTATCAACAAATTTTACTGCACCACCTAAAGCAAGAGCAGATGTAGGCTCGTCAGCAAATTTTTGTGCTAATGAACTTGCGGAATTAATTATTTTGTTTGTAGCAACGTATTGTTCGTAGATAGGATCAAAAGGATTTTTTCCACTTTTACTTGTAGGTGTGGTTGAAGGAGTGGCAAGATTACCCACTAAGTAACCTTGTTTTTGAAATTCTTTTATTGCTTCTAAATCGTTTTTTAAAACGCTTGAAATTTGATTGCCACTAGCATCATAAATACCAAATCTAGCAACGCCAGTTTGACCTTGATTTCGATTTAAAAATGCTAAATATTCTTCTGACGTAGGAGTGTCGTCTGTAAGTTCGTATTCTTTAAACGAATTAGGTTGGCTAGTAGCACTTGGTATGAAAGCATCAACAGCTTTATCTCCAAACAATAGATAAAGTTTTTTTTGTTCATCTGGTAATTTACTAATAAAATCCATTTTTGCCCTTGTTTGTAATCTTTCAAGATTCTTTCCTTCTATAACAGCATCATAATCATTCGGATTTATGCCTTGCATAGCAAGACTAAAATTTCTCATGCCTTTAAAAAAATTTTGCCTTCTTTGTTTGCGTTTATCTTTAAGTTCATTTTGTCTTGCTTGTGCTAAAACTGCTGCATCAGCAATTTGATCTTCTTCAGATTGCATACCCAAGTTTCCAGGCATAAATACATTTGTTGGCGACAAGGCATCATCTTCTACTTGCGATAAAAGATTTTGATTGTTTTGATTTGTTATAAATCTAGCTACCATAATTTAACCAAATAAATCTCCAGATAAAAGATTAGCAAACGCTTCAGTACTGCCACCTGACATTGGCCCCATTCCTAACGAGCCTAAACCAGTCATTCCTTTCATTATGTCCATAGCATCAACTGAGAAAGATTTTGTTTTACTATCTTTACCAATAACAGAAGGAGATATAGGCGCTATTGCTGACGACAAATATTGAAGCTGTCTGAAAGGATCATTTATTCTTCTATCAAATTCTGCTCTATCAGCACCTAATTGAGCTTGATCTAACCTTTGTTGTTGTGCGCCTACATTTGATAACAAACCTAAATTTCTATATTGGTCTGCTAATTGTCTGTTTAACAAATTAGCTTGTAGGCCCATTTGTTTTAAATCTAATTGTGGTTGTAATAAATTAGCTTGTTGGTCAAATTTAGCTTGTTGTGAAGCTAAATTTGCTGCATCTTGAAAACCTTTTAATCTTAAACCTGAAACAGTTTTTGCAGTTATTTCGTCTATTGGTCTAGTTGCTTCATTTTCAAAAATTGCCCCACGACTACCACTAAAAGCATTTGCTTTTATAGCAGCATCTTCTGCTCTATTTGATATGTAATCTCTTTGTCTGTTTTGATCTGCTATAAAATTATTTATAACTTGATCCTGATATGGATTTTGAAAACTAGAAATGTTATCAGCAATAGAAGCTGAATTTACAGTTGGACTTCCTTGCATAATCATTTCATTTAATGATTGTCTAGGATCAAATCCAAAACTTTGGTCAAAAATACTTCTAGTTGTGGTCATGGCTTTCATTTGGTCTGGTGTTAGACCGGCAACCATTTGACCAGAATAAGGAGTAAATGGAAGTTCTTCTAAACCTTTTTCAGAAACCTTATCGTAAAGGTCTTGTAAAAAAGGTGGAACATACGCTCTTTCAGATGTTTTTGATTTTCCTGCACTCATAATTCTTTCACAATTAAATTTTCTTCTTGAAAACCAAGATGTTTGATCTTGCGAATCCAACCTTTTCGACCACCGCCATAAAGCCTTTTAACGCCTATAGCTTTAGCAAATTTTTCTATCGAATCTAACATTTGTTCTAATTCTTCGTAATTACCGCCACAAAACATTAAATTCATAATAGTTATTTGTGGCAAACGTACAATTTCTGTTACAAAAGCCGATTCTTTGCCAGGCCATAAATGGAAAAATCCATCCTTTATTTTATCTTCTATGTCGTCTATTGTATAGGAATCTTGATGTTTTAAAGCAGGCTCAATAAATTGCTTACAATATTCCCAATGATATTTCCAATCTTCTTCTTTAATCGCCTTTTGCATATTCAACTAAACTTACAAAAACATTAATATTTGCATGACTTACTTGTATTTTAAGAAGTTCTCCGGCTTTTAAAACTAAATCTCTGCTAAGTAATTCTATTGTTTCGTTTGCTGCTACATTTTTTTGCTTAAATAAATAATGATTAGAAGCACCTGTTGTTATAACAATGTCTATTGTAGTTGCTTGTCCATTATCATCGCCTACCAAAATAGACTCTAAAATAGAAAAATCAAATTCAGTTGTTCCTGGCGCAGTATAAATTGTTTCTAATGAGCCTGTGCCACTAACATCTAATTTAGCATTTGTAATTCTTTGTATGTATTGGCTTTTACTAGAAGCATCAATCATCTGCGACCTCTAGGTTGCACATCAAGTCTAATTTTTCCGACTTGAAAATCTTGAGTAACTGAGCCTTCAATTTTCATTTGTACTTGTCTTGCAGAAAATCTAGCATCAGTATAACCATCGCTATTAAATGCAAAGCTACCAAAATTTGTTTCTGTGCCTAATGGTGTAAAACGACCAGTAAAACTTAAAGTTATTGCAGGCAAAGAGGTTGTTTCTTCGTCTGGTATAATTTGATTAACTTGAGCTACACGATCTCCATTTCCTATTTCTAAAGGGCCTGTTTGACAAAAAGGTTTTCTTGTTCCCAAACCAGGCGAGTTAAATAAAGGTCTTTTATCATGTTCATAAATAAAACCATCTTTATCACAAGCAATAGGATTAGGGAAAACGCCTTGATCTATCCAAGTACCCCTATCTAATTCGCCAATACTCCACACGTTTGCTAAATAGTTCCAGATGATATATCTGTTAGGCGTAAGTTGGTCTGTATCTCCAACCGGGAAAAACCACCATATTTCGTTAAAGTCTATATTGTGAGCGCCATGTGTAGCTTGTTGTGTTCTTTGTTGTATGTTGTCAAAAATAAAATCATGCACATCTGATTTAAGCTCTTGAACTTGTCCATTGTAAGTAAAAAATGAATTTTCACTTACCCAAGATAAAAAACCACCTGACGATACGATTGATCTAGGACTTATTGCTTTACAATTAACTCCTACTTCTTGTATGCCATAAACAAATGGACTACCTACATAGTACAACTTGTTTATACCAACATCAGTAAAAATAATTATGTCGTTGCCAAATTTTTTTGCGTAGTTAGCCTGACCACCTGTAGGTATTTGCAAATCTCCTGCTGTATTTCTTGCAGAAGCAACCCAAGTAGTATTATCTTCTCTATCAGACCAAGCTATTCTTCTAGGATCGCCACTAGAGCCTATAGCTATTAAGTGTCTTTCATTACTAACTATAATTCCTTGACAACCTGTAGGTGCGCCAGAAATTGCAGTTGCTATTGTATCTGGACTCGCTGTTGAAGTGTTAGGTCGCCATTGATAAATTTTGCCATCTGCCGGATGGCAAAAAATTAAATGCTCTCCCCAGTTATCAAAAGAAAAACTTTTGGTATCAAACTGTATTCCAGATGTGCTTCTTGCATCTCCCCAATCTTCGACTCCATAGTGAAATGCACCATAACCTAATGATGTAATTACATCATCGCCAACAAAACCAGTTGGCGTTACATCGTACCAATTATTGTCATATAAAACATTTACACCTGATCTTGTGCCAACAGCTAAAATTTCTTCGCCATTGTTAGCTTTATAAGAATACATACCTATAGGAACAGCAGGCTCTATTATTCTAGCTGAAGCCGAAGTAGCTGTTGCAGTTGCAGTACCGCTACAAGTAATAGTTAAAGTTGTTGTAGAAGGTACAGAAGCTATAGTGTATTCGCCATTTATTTGAGCTGCTGTCAAACCGCCAGTTGCAACAAAATCTTCTAAAAATATTTTTGCACTAACTAACAGTCCATGCGCAGAAGAAGTTGTAATAGTTAAAGTTGAACTAGATGCAGTTGTTGTTACTGTAGCAGAAAAAAAAGTACCAACTGGATTTTGCCTAAATAATGTCCAACCGCCTAAAGGTTTTAAATATCCATTTTCAAAACGAACTAAATCGCCATCAACAAAACGACCTTTGTTAGCGTAATCTGTACCATTTTTTACTATTCCGGCAGGCGGTGTTATTTCTACTAAAGCCATAACTTAATACTAAGATGTTCTTTGCCAAACATAAGCAACAATATAAGGTTGTAAATTATTATGAGCTTGTCCACCACCTGTATAAGTTGTATATTTTTGACTTCCTAAATCTGCACCTGTTCCAGGATTATCTACATCAAATGCTTGTGAAAAACCACCAGAAGCACCAGAAGGATAAATACCACCATGATTATGACTTGGCATTTCGTTTATCGAAAGTGTATGAGTTTTAGCACCACCTGTTTCATTTAAACCATCAAACTGAGAGTCGCTAGAATTTTGACTTACTATAACTCTGCCTTCTCCATATCTTGACCAAGTTCCAATACCTAAATAAGTTGATGGATTTGCAGAGGTATTAGCATTTATATAAATTGATCCTACTGGATATATTAAATTAAAAATATTTGTGCCATTAACTTGATATTGTCCGCCTGTAGTATTTATATTTGATGAAGCGGTTACAGTTGTTGCTGCGACTGTACTGGCGGAATTTGCGCCTATTGGTGTGCCATCTATTGCACCACCATTAATATCTACAGTAGGCAAAGTGGAAGTTCCAGAAACAGTAAGACTGTTTAGAGTAGCTAAACCATTAGTTCCTAAAGTAGTAAAACTTCCTGGAGCTGCTGTGTTTCCACCAATAGTGGTATTGTCAATAGTTCCACCTTCGCAGTCAATCGTGCCATCTACATCTAATGTACCGACAACTTTTAAAGTTTTTCCACTTCCTACATTCAGGCCAACAGAAGTTCCATCGCCACCTGAGTTAAAAATACCATCGACAGCATCTAAGTCGTTATTTATTTTTCCGCCCCAAGTATTCGTACTTGCGCCCACTTCAGGCTTAGTTAAATTGAGATTGGTAGTAAATGTATCTGCCATAATCTTAAATTATATCTTAGTTATGAAATTTTTTTACAAATTCTTTTCTTAATGCTTTTTCTTTTTCTAATTTTTTATAAAATTTTTGGTCAATTTTTTTTGTATCTAATTTTATAGCCATTCGCCTTCTTCTGTAGGATAACGAACATATCCTTTAACTTGTTGTATTTCTAAAGTATTTTTGTCATAAACAAGTCCATAAATCCAAACAAAATCATCTTCTCTACTTTCTGGCATGGGAAAATTTAAACCTTTTTCTTCACAAAACTTTTTCATGATTTCTTTCGTAGTTACAAAAAAAACATCATATTGATCTGCTTCTGTTCCATCTTCATTAAATATTTTTGCAAAAAAGAAAGAACGATATTTTGGAGAATAAACAGGCACTTCTGGTCTAGGAATAAAAGTATCAGGATGTTTTTGATAATTACTTGTAAGTTCGTTATCTTCAATAACAAGTTTTAATTGTTTTTTTGCAGTAACAGTATTGTATTTTATAGAGTGCCAAACATGATATTTATAACCGACATCAGGCACTTTAAATTCATCTAATAATTCTTGCGAAGGTAAATTATAAACATTGTACCAACTATAAGTTTTTTCATGTGTATAAGGCGGTCTTAAAGGCGCATCATCATGCGCTGTATAAGTTCCAATAATATTAAATCTATTACCTTTCCATTCTTGGTCTTGACCAAAAACTTTTTCAACTTCATCTATAAGCGGTTGAGCTTGATGTAATCCAATATTGTAATCAGTTCTAACTAATTTTTTATTTACATAAACTTCATCATAAGTTTTTGTACTTTTAGGAACAGTAAAATCTTCTTCAATACCTTCTCCTAAATCTCCTTCACTTGCCTGTACTAATGTTGATGTTTCTAAAAAAAAGCTATATTCGTCTGCTTCCCAAAGATTTTTTAAATAATTAATATTATCTTCTTCAACATAAACTTCATTTTCTTTTTCTACTAAAAGATCTTCACTTTCTTGTTTGCTGTACTCCATATACCAATTATCTTTAGTAACTGGATGTGTAACATTAAGAGTTAATCTATTAAAAGATTTCTCGTTTTCATCAATATCACTACTTTTCCCTATATCTGCTTTAGGAGATTTTTCTAGTTTTATTTCGCTCATACTCTCCTTCTAAAAACAATAGTGTTAGAAGCATTTTCCGCCCCGAAAGGTGGATAAACTAATGCTGAATTGTTTACTGCCGCTTGTGTATATGACAAGTTCCATTGTGTATCTCCGACTGATTGTACGAATGTAAGACTTGATCTGTTATAAGTAGTGCCATTAACTACTACACTTTTAAAAGCATTGTCGTCATTAGCCACAAGAGCTTTGACTGCTAAACAAAAAATACTAGTCGTTCCCCCTACTGTACCTTGTGTTTGAAGAATTTGAATTGCATTAGCACCTATATAATCAGAATTAGATGTTGGCGATAAACCACCAAATGCCCCGCCACTTGGAGATGATACCCCTGATACAAATGTTCCACCCCAATATCCTCTCCAAACATTAGTAGTTGAAGAATATTGACCAGATGTAGTTACGCTTCTGTGTCCTACAGTCATAGAAAAAGAAGCGTCTGCGGCCCGGTTATAGTAAGTACTAAAACTTGCGTTAGCGTTATTACCCACACCCGCAAGTAATCTTATGTCCGCATCATTAATCGTACAAGTCGTTCCAGAAGATCCTCCTGCTTCAACATGAATTTGGTCAAGACTTATTGCCCCAGATGCAGGTGTCGCCATTATTTACCTTCTAATTCTTTTACTCTAGCTGATAGCTCTTTAACTGCTTCTATTAAAAC